AACATTTAACTAAATTTGAACAACATGTAATTCAAGAATATTTGAATAAGTATAAAGGTAACATATATGGTGGATTAAAATTATTATTATTTCTAGCTGATTTTTCATTAACTAAATTATTGAGAAAAAGAAAGGATATTTACTTATTCAGGAGGATAGGATTTATAGAAGATTTCCCAATTTGTAGTTGACTCTATTCTTATGCTTATGATAAGATAGGTTATAAATTTGGTGGATATGAAGCTAAAAGATTAGACCCCGATACTATGAGAGATGTAATGGTTGATAGTGAAGAATGGGAGTTGATATATAAGAAGGAATAAAAACAAGGAGTTTAATGTGGTTAAAGTTAATTATGATTATGAACAAGTTGAGGGGTATCTAACTGAAGAGATATTAGGTAAATTTTTAACCGAGTTCTTACCAGAGTGTGAAATATATCACGATAAAATTGTTCCTGGTAGTGGAATAAAAAACAGACCTGATTATAGAATTGAAGAATTAAATTTAATCATTGAGTTTAATGGGAAGTTTCATTATACTAATCCAGACACAATTTTAAATGACTATAAAAAGAAAGAAGTATATACCAATATGGGATATAAAGTAGTTATAATTCCTTATTGGATACAATTAAGATCAGTTGTTATACAGTATATATTTAAAGATATTATAAATTTGGATTTGAAATATTTAAAGGATTATAATAATTATGAGGTTGGTTTTCATGATAAAAAATGCCCATTACCTTCTACATTTTGTGAATTGGGGAATAAAAAACTGATGGAAGAGAGAAAAGAATGGGATTATGTAATTGATAAGTTATATAAGTATTTTGATTATTCTTTGTTAGAAAAAATTTTTGAGAAAGATAGTTTTATTAAAGTATCTAATGAAACAGTAATGCCTTATTTTATAGATTTTTGGGAAAATAAAGGTTTAGGTTTTGGTTGGTCGGTACAAACAGAATATTTTCCGGGTATAAACAGAGAAATTGAAATTTTAAAACAAATTAATGAGGTTAGATATGAATAATAAAAAACCCTTATACAATTAAGTATAAGGGTTTTAAAGTTGCTATGTAATTAGCTACTAAGGCATTGAAGTAAATACTAATTCTTCATAGAAATTTGAAGCCCCGTGGAGATGTTTATGAATTGCATATCTACTTAGTAAACCAATTGCAGGTTGGAAACTTGCATAATCAGTAACTCTATCCAACATTAATTGGATGTAAGGAAGATAAACAACTCCAGTATCGTATTCGTTCACACCCTTGAATCCTAATAGAATACTATCAGTATCATAGAAAGTATCTCTATAAAGAGTCATTCTACCATCTAATGATCCAACTCTTGCAACACCAGTAATAGCAGTGTTTACATTTGCACCCGTTGGATGTGTAGCAAAACTTGGTGTAGATTCAAGAGCTGCACAAAGAGTTGGGTTAGCAACTGCCCAATTAGCTGGACCTCTTCTTGTCTTAACTGCAATTCTATTTGCTTTTCTGATCATTGCATTATATAGATTTCTATATTTTTCAGATTCCCATCTACCATCAAAATCAGTGTCATAATCATATGAAGTAGGAGGTGCAACACTTCTGATCTCACCAATTAACTCTCTATCAATTTCTGCAGTTACCTCGTAGGAAAGTGCTTCTGTCATTTCACTTTCAAGATCAAGTCCGTGCATATTTTGAATATCTTGTGCAACTTCAATTGACCATCTGCTTCTTAACTTTCTGGTTTTTGCTTCGACCTGATCTTTCTCTAAGGTCATACTTAATTCTTTGATAGCTGTACCATCTCCAAATCCAAGACCCAAATCATTAGTTTCATTAGATCCTAATGCTTCACCAGCACTTGTTTCATAAGTTCCAGAATAGTCTTTATCAATAGTATTGTAACCAATTTCTTGATTAGTTCCACTATTATAAGTTTGATCAGCCTTAAATCTCATAGCAAATGCTAATCCAACTGGTCCAGTCATTGGTTGGACACCTACAATTTCGTGAGCAATTAACTCAGGAAATGTTCTTCTTACCATTGGAATAGCAATCTTATGAAAGTATCCACTTTGACCATAAGAATTTCCTTGAGGTGTTAAACTACCTGAATAAGCAGCTGTACCAGGATCAGAAATTGCTTCATTCATGTTATAACCTTGTTTGCTTAAATAAGAAAACTGGTTCTCTAACATCAATGCAGTAGCTTCCTTAACTTTATTACTTTTGAACTTTGGAGCATTTTCACTCTCTAATAGTTCCTTTCATTTTTCTAAAATTTGTTTATTCATAATTTTTAATTCCTCCTTTAGAATATTTATATTTCAATTACTTTTCTTCACTCATAATGGTTAATCATTGTTGTTTCATTTGGGTAAATGGATCATCACTTACTTCTTCAGTTAAATTACCTTCCTCTTTACCCTTACCTTTATTTTCCTCAGTTAATTCAGTTTCTTCATTCTTGGTTGATTCAGCCAAAACATCAAACTTCTTATCAATTTCTTCTTTAGAAGTAATACCTTCTAGTAAAGAAATAATCTTTTCCTTTTGTTTAAAAGGTAGACCTTCACATTTCTCTCTTAGATAAAGACCAGCACTTAACTCTTTAGCATCTTTCTTCATTTCCATGTTCTCAGAAGTTAAAGAATTAACTTGATCAGTAAGTTTAGAAATTTCATCTCTTGATTCTTTAATCAAACTCTTAGTTTCATCATCAAGAACACCTTCATCAATTCCCATTCTTACCTTCAATGTTTCCATAACATCAGAGTATAATTCACCCTTTCTTGCATATTCCTTAATCTTTTCAGGGATTTTCATCTCTTCTTCGATTACTTCGTCCAGAAAATTACTAAATTTTTCAGTAATATCAGTTTTATAATCTTCAAATTTTTGCTCAAATTGTTCTGTTAACTCTTCTTTAAGAGTTTCTTCCTTTTCCTTGACCTTCTCATCTACTTTAGTTTCAATAATGGTTTGAAGTTTTTCCTGAACTTCTGTTTGTTTAGATTCGTCAAGTTTATCAACACCTAACATCTCTAGGATTTTATCTAATTCCATATTTTATTCCTCCTTCTAGAATTGTTTTAAATTTGTCTTTATCTAATCTTATTTATAAGTAAACACTAGAAATTGTTAAAATTGTTAAAAAGTCCAGTGTTTATGGGAAAATTATGATCTTTCTTTTTCCAGTTCAATTTTCTTTTTTTGATCATCAATCATTCTCAGAAATTTATCAGTGGTGTTTTTTCTAAGGGGACTTAAAAGATTTTTAACATCATCAATGAATTTTTCACCATACATTTTAATAAAGTTTCCAACCATTTTAGATGCAACTTCTAATTGTTTGTCTGTTTTTGCTGATTTTATTGTTCTCTCTACTTTTTGAAGAGCTTCTTTTCTAGAAACTTTTTCATCTAGGTTAATACTACCTTCCAAATATTTATCAATTTTTTCTAATAGTTTATTTTGCATAAATTCTCCTTATATTAGTCTTCACTTCTCATCATATTAATGCCAATCTGGATCGCATCTTCAGTATCCTTAGCATCATTTCTCTTTTTAATAGTAGAAATCATATCATCAATAACCTTTTTATCTGGTTCATCAAAGATATCTTCAGCGGCATTTATCATTGCTTCTTTTACCTGTTTTCAATCAATTTCAGATTCACCTAAAAATAAATTTAATTTTTCTAATAATGTCTTATCTTGCATAATTTCTCTCCTTATAAATTCTTCTCAATATTATCAATTACTTGTCAAAGTTTTCTATAATATTCTTCTTTAGCCTCTTTGATCTGTTCTTCATTAGGTTCCATAACTTGAGATTCGGGAATACTAAATTCTTTACCTTCAAGTATACCATTAACCCAACTTCCATAATTTGAAGGATTAGAAGTTGCATCCCAACAAATCATATTTAAATCTTCTGACACTTCATTATTCTCTTTTAAACTTCCAAGTGCTCTACTTGAAATCCCTATCTTAATTTTTTCTTTTATTAAACCCTCAAGAACAGATCCATAAGGTAAACTTTTTAGTACCTTTGCTCTTCCATAAACATTATCTCCTTCTCATCATAACTCTTCAGTTCCATGAGAAGCTAACTCATACTTTGTTTCACATCTACTTTCAGGATGAGATAATTCACCTAGTATGGGACCATTTTCTTTAATTTGATCTTTTAGTTTATTTACCTCTCTTTCTAATATGTGCTTGGGGTATGTTCTACCATTCCTGTTCTTTTTGTTAGCTGAAGAAAATATACCAGTTACATATAAATTCTTGTTAGAATCTTCTTCGGTTAATATGTCAAAATTACTCTCAGTTATAAGTTTCAACTTTTTCATATTTATTCTCCTATTATAAATATTTATCTAAATTATTTATAAAAAAAGTGTGAAAGAATATAGTATTCTCCCACACTTTAAAAATCAAACAATAACAATTACTTATTCATCTTCAGTATTGTCTTTTTCTGGTTCTTCTGGTTCGATACCATCGACAGGATCATTTTCAGTATCTAACTCTTTTTTTAAGTAATCATTAAATTTCTTTCTGAACTCTTTCTTTAATATGTCTCTACTTTGAACGTATTTTTCATCTTCGAAATTATCCAATGCTTTCTTTACATTTTCTTTGTTTACATCACCCATAACATTCTCCTTTTTTATTTGATTCTATTCTATTTAGAATCCCATACCATCTTTTGATACAAGACCTAATTCTTTATCTTTCTTTATTCCTTCAGCATTTTCTTTAATAGTCTCTTCATCTCAATTAAGATAATGTTTCATTAAGAAGAACTTACTGAATCCTTCCTCATTTGATAAATGCATGTAATTATTGATTCTTGTCTCTAATAACATCTGATCCATTTGGCTCTTATAATTAGATGGATCATTAAAGTGAATCTGAAAATTATCTTTGGTTAATCCATAAGTATCTTTTAAATTTTTAAATTTTAAATGTAATAGGAATAACTCTTTCAAATTATCAGCAATTTTTTTCTGTTGTCTTTCTAAGAATTTGGATCATTTAATCTCATCTCTGGTTATCTCCCCCATTGCATTACCATGAAATAAATTATCACCTGTTCTATTCTCAAATTTATTTTCTACTCTACTCATAGGATATTTAAGTGCTCTATATAATTTCTTCTGAAAATAAAATATATCATCCAATGATTCAAATCCTTTACTTGATCCACCAACTGTTGATATATCTGAACCACGGTTATCGCTTTGGGGCAAAAAATAATTATCTAGGAGACTGAGCACACTTGAACTGTTCTGTAATGTACCAGTGTTAGGATCAAATGTCTGTTTTTTGTTCATTTTCTGCTTAACTTTCTCGACATACTTCATTGCCTTATCTCTAGGCATAGCACCTGTATCAATTTTGAATACAAATCTTTCTGGTGCTCTTACAATTCTATATATCACCATAGCAGTTTCTAAAAGTTTCAACTGATTATAAGGAATCTTACATTTTTCTAAGAATCCATATATTATATTTCTATTTTGACCATATTGATAAGGAATAAAGGTTATCTGTTCAGG